AACACGTGACTGAAGTTAATCTTTGAAGTTATGGAATGCTGTATCTTAGCCCACAGCCCCCATCACCCCCGTCAACTTCATATTTAGGAAAAGGATTTAGAAGGATATTTCTATATGTATAATTCTATTTCTTCTTACAATATAATACTTCATTATGTATGATCATCTTTTGGGTTAGGATAGAGGCGAGTATTGATCTGTTTATCATCAATATGTCTGAGCCGATAGACGTGCCTTTTGGCAACCCCATGATTATTCTTTAAGAAAAGACTTGACAATGACTCTTATTTATTAAATATTATATTTACCCCTTGAGCAATACAGTCGTTCTTAATATAGATTATATTTGTATGTGTATATACTTGGTAACATAATCATAGTTTATATGCACTTATATCTATCCAAGTAATATTATATTTCCCTCAACCCTGCAAATAATATTAATCTTCTAGTGTGCGTTCTGTATGTGCATGATGTATGAAGGGGGTGGGGGTACAAAATGGGTTTGTCTATGTAGTACTCTCTACCCATTCCCCTACACGGAGAGAAAAACAAGTGTTACCCCAATACAACAGGATTAAAAAAAATCTTTAAAAGACATTGAAAGTCTTTATGATATAAAATAGAGTTACAAATAAATAACTAGGAATTATTGGAGGAAATATGCCACAGGGTAAGGGAACATACGGAAGCAAGGTAGGTCGTCCTAAGAAGAAGACAGAGGAGCCAGAGGACAGTTTAACACAAGAGAAAGCACCGAGTGGGTTGGGTAAGACGTTACTAACAAGTAAAGCTAGTGACGAGAGTTCTGAAGACAATCCAATGAAGAAGAAAGTAGGATACACATCTTAAAAGGAGATCTATGGGTAGTATGTTGACAAATTTAGATAAGGAATATGATAAAAGATACGGAACTGGTAAGGGTGATCATAAAGGTATGCCACTTCAGGAATACACATCAAACGTATTAGGGATAATGCAGAATAAATATGAAAGGTTAAAATTCCGAGCTGGTAATCCCCCTTCAATGGGAAAGAAAGCTGTAACAGGTCACATGATTAACGAAATATTGCCGGGACTGCATAAACAGCAGTACCATAAAACTAAAACAGACAACTCTATGAACGAGTTAGATCGCATAGCCAAAAGAAGGAGATAATATGGGCGACTATAGCGGATATGATTTTGGACGAAGCAGGAAAGAGAAGTACGTTGGTAAGGGTACAGGTAGTATAATTACTACACCTAATCAGCGTAAGGGTTACACAAAGGGTGGAAGTCCTAGAATGAAGATAAGTGAAAGGAATACTTATCCAAATGGAAAAGACGGAATGTATGATCAAAAATCGCAAGAAGCTGAAAGATCAATAGCACCAACTAGAGGCGAGATTTCTAGAGCAGTAAGACGATTGGAAGACAATCCGGGTTTACATCAAGCATATGTCGGAAAAGCAAGCGGAAGCCAAAGTGTGAAAGGTTTATTCAAGAACAAAAAAAAGTAATGCCTAATACAGAGAAGTTCCTAGACACTTTCGTTGAGACAGGTGATTACTTAGTTTCAATGAAGGAAGCAGGATATAAAGATAAGAATCCCTACCAATTACAAATGAAGGGTAGGAAGCTGGTAAATGAGAATAGGGATGAGGTTGATAAGAGATTCCATACCCGGTTGAAAGAAGGAGGGCCAAGAGCGTTATCTGTAATAGAAGGGTTAATGCATAGTGAAAGTGATACAGTAAAGCTAAATGCCGCAAAAGAGATACTAGATAGAGGTGGTCACAAGGTCGCAAATGTTTTTGATGCTGGACGAACAATAGAAGAGCTTAATGCACAGTTAGTTGCCCTAGTTGGTGATGATGGTGCAAAGATGTTAGTTGCGGCTTTTAAGAGTCGTAAAGTAATAACAGGCCCAACAATTAATTAATTATGGCAGACCTTACAAGGAGAGCATTTATCGGTAGGACTCTTCTTACAGGAGCAACAATTGCATCAGGAGGATTATCAACTCTATCAACATCACCGACAACACCGACAGTTGCTAAAGTTGCCACAACATTTAAGAATTTAAATGTACTTTCTCCGAAGGCAAAAGCATACAGGGTATTTCTTAAAGGCTTGGTTGGAGGGAAAATATCAGGAAGTAATTTAAAATCTAGCCCTATGTCCTTACTCACCCGGACTCCAGACCCAGAAGTTGTGTTTGGCAACAAAGCATTTAGTGGTGGAAAAAATGTAGGAAGAAGAGCTTTTGAAACAGCAATTAAAAAACCAGATGGAGGTCATGTAAGAATGGAAGCAAAGCAAGGTATTGGTAATCCCGGAGCTTCCGATATTGCGCAAGATATGCGGACAGAAATAGTAGACGAAAGACGAGCCAATGAAAGTAACAAAAAAGAATTGCGTAAATGGAAAGACCCCATAGAGCAAAAGAATAAACGCAAATTAGCGGCAAAAATTACAAGTAGTGCAAGACAAATACATGCAAATGAGATAAAAGCATTTAGGAAAGGTAATCCTAATAGTAAACAAGCACTATCAGAGTTAAAAGTGCGAAGGGAATTCCAAGCACAGAACGACGGACGAATACAGGCAACTAAAACAACATCCACTACATCAAAAGGTGGTGGCAAATCAGGTGGTGGAGGCGGTAAATGGGGTGGAATGTTTAAAGGACGTGGCGGTAGTCCATGGAATTTGCTAAAAAATGATAAAAGTTTCTAATGGCTAAGAAAACACCAAAACTTCACCAGTATAATTTATTTAAAAAGTCTGGTAGTGCAACTATTGATCTTGAGGCTAGAGGGATTGGCCGCAAAAGACTACCGGGAGTAACTAATAAGAGCCTCCCCAAGTACCCACGTAACTTTGGCTTTACTCAACATCCCACACCAAGCAAATCAGCTAAAAAAGCCATCTGGCTTGAAGGATATAGTGATATAAGGGATAAAGATGCTGTTAGAAAGACATTAGATAAAATCTGGTCTGATACAATGGGAACGTATAAGCCTGAAGATGTTGAAATATGGTATGGAGGATATGAAAAAAGCGATACTGACTTTGAAATTAAACAATGGACAGAAGCAAAAGGGATTCAAAGTAGAATAATAAGTCCATTTGATGAAATTTTTAATCAATCTGGTACGCCTAAAGATAAAATAGCAAGAAGAGGAGCGGCACTTAAAAAATTAGAAGCTCAAGGTGCAAAGGGAGGAACAGAAGGTAGGCAACTACTTAACATGTATAATATTAATGATGTAGGAGAGATAAAATATAATTACGCAGATACCTCAAAATGGTGGGATAGGTATAGCGAATTACAGACCCAATACGGTAAAGGTAATACTAGAAAAGTAGTGACGGCATATTTAGATGAAGTGGAAGATGTTAAACATGGAAGTACACTTAAAAATCCTAACATCACAAGCTCTTTAGCGGCCCTTGAAGTATTAGAAGATAAAAATACCTATTATAGAAAAGATGCCAAAGAATATAACCAGATGCTTATTGATGAAGGACATTATGATTCGTCTGGTACTCCTGAAGCTATTGCATTTAATAAAAAACAGTCAACACAGGAATTAGTAGAAGGAACAGGATACTTAAAAAAACCTAAAGTAATCAAAGACTTATATAGTAGGGCAAGTAAAAATAGGATTGCAAATATTAGGGGTGATGTATCACAACCTTTAAAAACATTTGACTCAATACGAACTGACTTTGCAGATAGTCCGGGTATTGAAGAAGGTAAAGAGCATGTAGAAGATACTGGTTCTTTTGTTAGGCAACAACCCTATAACACTCAGAAAAACGAGTATGTTGATAAAGGGAAAGGGGAATTCAAATCACAAAAAGTGATTATGGGTAAAGGCAAGGATGGTAAAAACATCATAGAAACGTTTGACAGTAAAAGGATAGCAAAGAATAGGATTAATAAAAGTAGTCTATCTGTTCCAAAAGGACAAAAAATTGTTGACTTCAGCAGACCAGAAGTATCTAAGTCTGCACCAATAATAGACATAGTTTCAGAGTTAATTAATAAACAAGTAGAAGATTTGGGATATTCTGGTAAGAATGTATTTGGAGATCATTTCTTATCTGAAGCCGAGAAAGCAGATAAGGCGCAACTTTATGAAGGTAAAGAAGGAACAAGAGGAACCCATACTGAAAAGTTTAATCCAGAAGAAGTACATTCAGATCAAGCTAAACATTTAGAAGCAAACCAAAAGATAATCAGAAAAGAGAATACAGATTTAGATAAAATAATAAAAAAGGATAAAGCAATTAAAAGTCTTGGTAACTTCTTCTCAGGGGAAAAAAGAGAATGGAGAGGCAAGACAATGATCAATCAACTTAAAAAAGTAACAGACGTAGATGCTCCTGATCAAATAACTACACTAGGTGCATCATTAACAACAGATGAAGCAAAGAAAAAATTAACTACTTCAAAAGTTATAGGCCAAGCTAAACAATGGTATCGCACACAAGCTCAAATCAAAAAGGCTTTACCAAGTGAAATGAAAGTTATTAATGAGGAAATAAATAAAGGATTAACGAAAAATCCAAAAGAACGTACAGTTGCTACTACAATCAAACGTCCTCGACAATCACCACGTGATCCAGCAAATCCGTCTAGGCCATATACTGATCATAGTGCTGGCTTCGGTAAGAAAAGATATATAAGAATGAGGACTGATGCTGATATTGTAAAAGAAATTAAGGATACTGGTAAGGTAGTTACGGATGAAAGAGGAAAACTATCAAGAGCATATGTATCAGAACCTTCAAGGGCAACTACAAGTGATATAAGGAAAGAATTACAGAAGTCTTCTGCACCTAATAAAAGAAGTTTACCAAAAAATATTCACGAAGTTATTAAGAGTAAACAAAGTAAAGTGTCTCCTGTTGAACAAGAACTTAAATCTCTAAGTAAAATTAAACGGAATAAGGCACGAATAAGAGAGAAACAAAATATTACTAAAACAGTACAAGTACGTGAAAAGAAAATAAAACGTTTATTAAAAGCTCCATCCGAAATACCACAAGGTGAAACTATTAAAATGACCAAATCTAAAGTCTCTGGCAAATGGGGTACACCAAGCGAACATCGCAAGAGTGCATTAAAACAATTAGGTAAGGGTGCAGGTAGAACATTACCTACAACACTAGGAGCTTTTAGTGCTTTGTCAATATTCACAGGTGCTATCAGAGGAAAAAGAGAAGCAAGAGCAGATTTAGGTAGAGAACCTAATGTAATGGAAACTTTAACACATGCATTTATACCTAAAGCAGTACGAAATGCAGATGCTAAGTGGAAAAGGAAAAAGGGGTTTACCATAGAAGGAATGACGAACTGATATGACCAACAAAGCTGAACAGGCAATTGAGATTGCAGAAAAGATAACTGATCTTTATGAGACTAATCGGTTATTGCAATATGAGCCTTATGAATATCAGAAACGATTTCATGATGCTAAAGATATATCAGGAAGACTTGCTAGGCAACGTCTTTTAATGGCGGCAAATAAAACAGGTAAGACTTTTTGTGGTGCATCTGAAATGGCCTTTCATTTAACTGGTCGTTATCCAGAATGGTGGACAGGAGCTAAGTTTAAAAGACCTATAACTGCATGGGCGGCTGGGAATACAACTGCAAATACAAGAGATATAGTACAGGCAGAATTACTTGGTGAACCCGGAGATGAAGAAGAATTTGGTAAAGGAGCAATACCAAAAGAGTTTATTGTAGGAACACCATTAAGACAACCCGGAGTACCAAATGCATTCCAAAGTTTACATGTAAAACATATATCTGGAAGGAACTCTAAGTTGATCTTTAAATCCTATGAACAGGGTAAGATGCAATGGATGGGAAAAGCAGTAGATGTAACTTGGCTTGACGAAGAGCCTCCACAAGATATATACTCACAAGCACTAAGAGCGGCCTTAAAAAGTGGCGGTATAGTATTTATGACCTTTACCCCTGAAAGTGGCATGACAGAAGTTGTAACACAGTTTATGACTAAACTAGGACAGTCACAGGCACTTTATCATGCAACGTGGGATGATGCTATACACTTAGATGAAGATGTGAAGAAGGAGATATTACAAGCACTTCCTCCTCATGAAAGAGATATGAGATCAAAAGGAATACCAGTATTAGGATCAGGTATGGTATTTCCTGTAAGTGAAGATGATTTAAAAGTAGAACCCTTTCCATTACCTGAGTATTGGCCTAAGATATGTGGGCTGGACTTTGGGTGGGATCACCCTACTGCCGTAGTCTGGTTAGCATGGGATCGGGATACAGATACAATATATGTTTATGATTGTTATCGTAAGTCTGCGGAAACACCAGTTGTCCATAGTGCGGCAATTAGAGAAAGAGGTAAATGGATACCTGTAGTATGGCCTCATGATGGTTCTCAACATGATAAAGGATCAGGTAAACCATTAGCAGAACTGTATCGCAAACAAGGGTTGAATATGGTTCATAAACATTTTCAAAACCCTGATGGTGGTATCTCTGTGGAACCCGGAATTATGGATATGCTACAAAGAATGCAAACTGGAAGGTTCAAAGTCTTTAACTATCTTAATTTTTGGTTTGAAGAGTTAAGAATGTACCATCGTAAAGATGGGAAAATAGTTAAAGTTCACGATGATTTGATGAGTGCAACTAGATATGCTTCTCAGTCATTAGTTTATGCCTCTACTGGTTCTCATAAAAAAAGACCACGAAAGGCCATAAGTGATTATGATTATTATTCCAATGATAATGTCGCTTATGCATAATTTATTAATCTAAAATAAAGGAGATAATATGGGTTTTGGAAGCTGGAGTAATCCAATTAAAAAAATAGCAGATACTGCGACAGGAATATATGAAGATAACAGTCAAATTGATCTTAATCCAGCGACTGCTGATATAAATATTCCTGTAATTACACCACCAGATATAGGTACTCCAAACATTAATATACCAGATTCGTCACATGCTACTTCTATGTTGACAACTGGTATAACTAAACTTGGTGAGAATGTTGGCTATGGTATTCAGGGGATAGTTAATCCTGTAGTTAGGAATCTCAATGAACTTGCTAAATTAGGTAAGGAGGCAATGACAGGCGAAGGTGGCTATTCAGATGATGAAGGCCCCGGCCCAGCCGCTCCCGGCCCAACTGGATTTGAGGCGGCAACAGCACAAAGGACATTACTAACAGGGCAACGTAGAAAAGGTCAAGGTCGTTCTGCACATTCAGGTTCAGGTTCAGCATCAACTGTCTAAAATAGAGTTATAATATGGCATATGATAATAATTCATTAAGCTCATTGATAGATCGGCAACATGAGAAGCTGAAGAATAACCGTAATCAATGGGAACGTCAATGGCAGGATATTGCAGAGTATGTCTTACCACATCGTTCTGATTTTACGACTACTCATTCTAGAGGTGCAGACAGAATGGATCATGCATTTGAAGGTTCTGCGATGCGTTTATTAAAACGTTTTGCTTCTAACATTCATAATGTTTTTACTCCAATGGGTGCAGAATGGTTTAAATTAACAAGTGGTAACTCTAATTTAGATGAGATGCGTAATGTGTCATTATGGCTGGAAGAAGCAACTAGGATTATTCAGCATCATATGTCACGACCTATTTCAAACTTTCAAAGTGCTGTGTTCCAATATTATCTTGAGGCTGGAGCATTTGGTACTGGCATTCTTTTTGTCGAAGATGTTCCGGGATTTGGCCCTCGTTACCGCAATTTTCCTCTTTCGGATTGTATATTGGGTTCTGGAAGCGAAATGGAAATTGACACGGTATTTAGAAACTATAAGCAAACGGCTAAAGATATAGTACAAAGATTTAATCAAGACAGTTTACCTCCAGAGATTCTTGAAAAAGGATATGGTGAAAAAATGCTGGATGAATACGATGTTGTCCATGCAGTATTGCCAACTTGGACTTTACAAGCCTTTTTACCTGAAGATAATAATTTTAAAAAGAATTATATATCTATTCACTATCTTAAAGAAAGAAAAAGCATACTATCTGTTGGTGGATATGATGAGATGCCTTATATATGTGCTAGATGGGAACGCTCCGATAGAGAAATATATGGAAGAGGGCCAACTTGGGAAATAATGCCAGATATAAGACTAATCACAGAAGTGGATAAAAGTTATCTGAAAGCTATACAGAAATCGGTATCTCCCCCTTTGTTTGTGCCTGATTCGGGATTGTTAGACCCCTTAGACACAACACCTGATGCCATCAATTACTATTCTGTTGGTCTTGGTGGTAAAGATATGATATTTGAGGCTCCTACTAATGCCAGACCTGAATATGCAGAAAGATTAAGTTCAAAATGTATTACTGCAATTAGAGAAGGTTACTTTTTAGATTTACTAGAACTACCCGGCCCTGTAGCTCCAGATGGTGATGTAATGCGTTTTAGTGCTACAGAAGTATCTGTACGTATGAGACAAAGAATGCCTGTACTTGGCCCAATACTAGCTCGTCAAGAAGCAGAATTCCTTGATCCACTTATTAGACGTACAGTAAACATACTAATGAGGTCATATTTATTACCTCCGATGCCAGAAGAGATGCAGGACTTTAGAATTGAGTACTTGAATCCAGTATCTATCTCAATGAGGTCAGGTGAGATAAGTTCTATGAATCAGTTGTTTGAAATGATTATGCCACTTGCACAAATAGATCAAACGATACCTATGTACTTCAATACACATCAGATATTGCAAAATACTGCACAAGTATTACAAGTACCAGCTTCTAACATAAGGACTAAAGAAGAGGTTGATGCAATGGTTGCTGAACAACAGAAACAACAGCAGGAACAAGCACAAATGCAACAAGCTCAAGTTGCCGCAGATGTAAATCAGAAAACTGCACAAGCTGAAAATATTAGAGGTGAGTAATGGGTAAACCAAGACATAGTAAAGAATATTATGATGCGGTAACACCTGAAGGGCTACCAGCCCATTATAATCGTAAGAATTGGGAAGATAGGGAAACTTTTGTAAATATTACTCGTAACGCAGTAATAAGATCAAATGTTCTTAAAAACAAAGGTTTTATAAAAGGTGCTTATACTGATTATAAAAGTCCCAATCAAAAACATTTTCAGGCAGATCATGGAAGAGCGATAAAAGATGCACATCGAAAAGGTGGTTTTGCATGGAGTCCTGAACAAAAGAAAAAGTTTACACACGATGTTTCTAATATTGTAATGGCTGTAAGTGGAGTTAATAGAGCTAAAGGCTATAAAGGTATTGATAAATGGACACCACCACGTAATCTTAAATCATACCTACTACGAACAGAATCGACTGACATAAAATATGGGTTATCTAACACCAAAAAAGAGGCAAAAGTTTTTAAGAATATAATAGGACGAAAGCCTAATGTTAAAATAAGGCCAAATGTAGAGAATACTAAATATTGTGCTAGTTGTCATATTAACCATTCTGCTGGTAAACATAAATAATGGAGTGGTTTGACAAGGAATCTAATACACGAAGGATCTTTAAAGAATGTTTTGCAACAGAGCAAGGTAAAGAAGTATTAAATAAACTGATTAAAGATCACTTTGTTTTTAAGACTACACCGACTCCTGATCCGTATTTATCTGCATGGCAAGAAGGCCAGCGGAGTGTCGTACTCAAGATTATGGAGATGGTGGATACCGATCTTAGGGTGCTTCGTACACGCTATGATCAACAAGAACTTGCCAGACTTAAACGGCAGGATAACAATTAATAATAAATTAACATGTCAGAAGAAGCAGTAGCCCCTGATGATTCAGGACAAGTCACTAGCGACGTAGCATCAATTGGATTTAACCCAGCAGAAATGCCAGCAGGTTTGCGTGATGAACCAAGTTTGGCAACATTTGATTCTGTAGATAAACTTGCAAAGTCATATGTAAATGCTGTAAAAATGATTGGTGGGAATCCTGATCAAATGGTAGCAATACCACAAGAAGGAGAAGATTGGAATGGTTTTTACAATAAAATGGGTAGACCTGAACAAGCTAAAGATTATCGGTTTTCAGACGAAAATGGAGAATTAGATGGGTTTCGTGAGTTTGCTCATGATACTGGTCTAACCCAAGATCAAGCTGATAAGATTCTAAATTTATATGCAGATAATCAAGAACAAGAAGAATCTGAATCTCAACAACAACACAAAGATTTAGAAGTAAATACTACAATGCAACTCCAGAAAGAATGGGGTAAGAATTATGATGGTAAATTAGATTACGCAAAAAGAGCATTTGCTCAATTTGCATCTCCAGAATTAAGTCAACTTATGGACGAGTCGGGTTTGGGTAATCATCCTGAAATGCTCCGAACCTTTTCTAAAGTTGGTGAAATTTTGGGTGAAGATTCCTTAGTTGTAGGGACAGGACTTGGTTCAAGCCAGCTTTCTCCACAGCAAGCACAATCAGAAATTCAGGCTCTGTATAGTGACAAGGACTTTTCAGCCTCGTATCGTGATAATCGTGATCCGGGTCATCAACAAGCGATGAAAAAAATGGATAATCTGTATCAATCAGCCTATCCGGGTAATGTAAGAAAAAGATAAGACCGAATAAAAGATAAAGTAGGCAGACAACCTTCGGGCCTGTTGAAAGCTCTTTGAGACCCTATATGGATAATCTCTAGGTTATAGTGATTTTTACTTATACACATAAGTGTATGAGATAACTATAATAGGGTTAATTATGGCTAATTTTCATGATATTGAAACGTCTTATATACATCGCTATTCCGCTGATGTATTACATTCGCTTCAACAAAAAACGACACGGTTACGTAATTTCGTAACTAATAAACCAGATTGTCGTGGTGTTGCCGAGTTCATTGATAAGATCGGAACTAACGAAGCACTAGACAAAGTTGCACGTTTTGCAGATTCACCTGTACAAGCGATTTCTCATAAACGTAGGAGAGTATCAGCACAACCTAAAAATGCTGGTTTCTTCGTAGAGGGTTTTGATACTCGTAGAATGAACTACGATGTGTTTCAACCTTATGCAGAAGCTACGTCTATGGCAATGGCTCGTAAGATGGATGCAACTATTGTAGATGCCGCTTTTGGTTCAGCATATGAATCAGACGGTGGAGCAATGGACGGTGCAACCGAGATTGTCTGGAATTCTACTAACTTCCCAAAACAGTTTATTGCAAAAGACTTTCATGTTGGCACTCCGAGCGTTGACATGAGTGGTATTGATAATACGGCATCAGATTCTCGTACATTATCAATCGACAAACTGTTGAAGGCACGTAGAATTCTTTCTGAAAATGAAGCAGATCAATATGATGAAGGAGGTAATCCTCTTTATTTCATTGTCTGTTCCGCATCTCAGATAGAATCTTTACTCCACTCCCAACAAGTTCAAAGTTCCGATTATAATAATATTCGTGCTTTGGTTGAAGGGCAAACCAACTATTTTGGTGGGTTTCAATTCATTAGGTATGAAAATCTACCTACTGTAACTCCTACGGCAGATGCAACGGTGGAATCCGTATTATGTTTCCATCCACAAGGTCTTGCTTTCTGTTCTTGGGAAGAACCGATTACTGAAATAGAAAGACGTTCTGACAAATCTTTTGTGCCTTATGCGTATTTTGAAATGGATATTGGTGCGACAAGGGTTTGGGAAGAGATGGTCATTCAAATTGAATGTTTTAAAACTGCTTAACCTATAATCTAAAAGGACTAATATGGCTAATCAATATGCTGTAAATCACAAGAAACGACACGTAACTGTTCCTGCAAAGCTAACAGATGTAGCTGATCAGGGTGGACGGATGCGAATGTTGTATGATAAATTCACTTATACATCGCCGAGTCTTGCGATGGCAATTGCAGATACAATATCTTTTGGTAAACTGCCTCCCGGAGCAAAAGTATGGGATGCATCTTTACATTATTCTGCAACACTAGGTACAAGTACAACCTTAGAATTAGGTTATACTGGTGCTGGTACTGCTTTATTAATTGCGGCGGCCTCAACTGCGGTTGGGACTCGTCACATGCGAGAAGGCGTAGCTAATATTACTCAAGCTCCTATAACTATAACTTCTGAAAGTACAGTTCTTGTTACTTTAAGAGGTGGCGTGAGTACAACAACTGCGGCTTTTATTGAAGTGCGGATTTATTATACCGTTGATTAATAACAATCGGGAGTTGGTAGTTTAAAACTAATTTGCCCCAATATTCTAGTGCTATCTAGGACACGGATGGTAAATAAATTAACTACTAACTCCCAAATCAAAAAAATACTATGGATAAAACTGGTATAGCTAACCTTGCCTTAGGTTCTCTAGGAGAAGCAAGGATTCAAAACTTAACTGACAATAATTCTAGGGCTAGAGCATGTAATGCACGGCTTGATGATGTTATTACAACAGTATTAAGAATGCATACATGGAATAGTGCATTAGAAAGAGCGGCATTAACAAGTGTTGGAGTTCCTATATTTGGATGGAATTATATATTCCAACTACCTGCTGAATGTATAAAAGTAGTAGAAGTAAGTCCTGTGTCAAGATACCAAGTAGAAAAAAAGAATATACTCTCAAATGAATCGACACTTAACTTATTATATGTGGGTAATCCAACCGATATAAATAACTTAGATTCTCTACTAGCAGAAGCAATAGCAATGAAACTAGCATTAGAAATTGCAGAAACCTTAACAAGTAAGCAAGGTTTAAAACAAGAGATGATGCAAAAGTATGTGATTGCTTTACAAGAAGCTAGATCAGCAAACTCCCATGATAAAACGCCAGAACATCGAGAGAGATCAACTTATATAGATGCTAAAAGAGGTAGATTTTCTGTACCACATAGAACATTTAGTACACCTACTATTGGCTATGAGGCAAACGAACATACTTACAGTATTGGATATAATATCGGATAACATCTATGAAATTTGAGTTTGTCCAACCTAGATTTTCTGAAGGTGTATTAGCAAAAAGTCTTCAGGGGCGTTCTAGCGAAGAGTTTTATAAATATGGCCTAAAGGGAGCTAAGAACATGCTTCCTATTCTCTCCGGGCCTGTGGTGAAGCGTCCGGGTACAAACTACATAGGCGTAATAAAAGACCTTTCCGCAATCTTCATTCCCTTTTTTAAAGACAAAGATAATACATACATCTTAGAAATAGGCCAAACTCATGCTACTCTTACTACAGGTGGATACCTTAGATTATGGTCGCAAGATCAACTTCTAGTTGATAGACAAAGTAGTCCTGCGATATATGAGGTAACTGCTGGAGTAACTTGGACTAGAGCAGAATTGCTTAAACTCAAGTTTACTCAAAGTGGTGATTATATATTTGTCTGTTGTCCTACTAAAACACCCCAAATAATAAAACGAGTAATAACACTTACAGGGGGTGCAACAGCAGATTATGCTTTAGATGATAGTGTATGGACTGTATATCCAATAGTCTTGAAAGATGGGCCTTATAAAGAAATTAATGTCTATTCTGAATCAGATGCTACTGAAAGGTATGCATTATATAAAGCAGAACCTAGTACAAAAGTAAAAATAGGTGGAGTTGAATTTAATACTGTAACCAATCATATTGTTCTTCCTAATCATGGTCTTCAAGTTGGAATGAAAGTTAGATTGGACGATGATGATCAAGAAACAAGTATTCCTTATGTAACAGGTAATTCTTATTTTGATTCGGTTACGGCAGATAATAACCTAAATGGGTGGGGAGCTATAGTTGGAGATAATGAAAATTCTACAACAAGTGATGCTACAAAACTTGGAGATGCAGATTATTATATAATATCTACAACTTCAACTTCCTTTCAAGTATCTACAACTGATGGTGGTTCAGCTTTAGAGTTTATGCTCTATGAATCAAAGACTGCGGCTGATGCAAAAGTAAATGTTTGGAGATATGTTGATAAAGCGGCAACTACTGTTGATTTAACTGTATATAAAAACAGTACTGCA